AGTATCTAACCAAGTGCGTTTCAAAACGATCTCAAATTCTGCTAATGTAGGTTCTAAACCAGCACCATATAAAGTAGTCAAATCAATTACAATAACATCTTTTGTATATTGAGTTGTCCAAGCACTTGCCCTACCATCACGAGAAATTTGAACAACACCTGTTGCAGTATTACCACAAGTTCCAATAGCACTATACCAAGTATAAGTTGAATTAGCAGTAGCGGTCATAATCACAAAGAAAGTAACACCATCATATAAACGATGAGTAACTGCGTAATCGTGTTTACCATAAACTGCCATGTAATATATATGACCTGTTGTAAAAGAATATGCTTGATTAGTATTGCCATTTACAGCAGTAGCAATTTGAGTTAATTCTCCACCTGTCGCACTAATTGTAGAACTCGCTGCTGTCCAACCTGTTGTGCCACTATCATATCCACCATTAGTAACCGAATTGGTAAAAGGTGCAGTAATTTGTTTATAGAAAACATCTTCTTTTGAACCTGCTAAAATAGTAACTTCTCCATTGACTTTATCAACCATGATTTCAGCACCCCTAATTCTCTGTTCGGAATTAGAGATGAACTTATATGAAGTCTGTGATTTAGATAAAGTTTTAGCTTTGATAGTTCCTTTTAATCCACCATTATAGGAAATAGTCATATCAAAAATAGGAACTTTAATAGTTGAATTATCCATTTTAGTAATTTCAACAATATCTCCTAATTCCAAATAAGGATAGCCACGATAATTTATTGTATAAGGTTGAAATATATATTCATCTATTTCAGCAAACATTTCGGCATCAACACTTTCCCTTAATGCTTGTGTATTGATAAATGGATTATCTTCAATGACAATTTCAACTGCACCATCAATAGCAACATTTGTCGCATTTTCTACTGTTGTATTTTCTCCTTCAACTTGACTAATTTTTAATACTAATGTATTTACACCTAATGTTCCAAAATTATGATCGTTTAATTTCAAATCGTAATAGTGATCCTTTGTAATTGTTTCATCAGCAGTAGTAGGTAATTCAAATGCAGTTTTCAATTCAATTTTATTATTAGTTTTATTTATCGCAACAAAACATAAAGCCATTTCGGCAATTCGTGTAAATATTTCTTTACAACTTGTTAAATCTGGAAAAGGTTGTGCAGTTACGCTAAAATCACTATTGAAAAATGAACTATTTTCAAGTGTCAATCCACAATAAGTTGCAACTGTTTGAGCATAAACTAATAGCGTAACAGGATATGAAATTGTATCAACAAACTCTTTATTCAACTTTACTAAATAATCTGTCGCTACTATCTTCGTAATATCGCTTGTATCGCTATATGAACACTCTACAACGATGAAATCTTGTTGTTGTATGTATTCATATGCCACACCTACTTTAACCCCTATAAAGGGCTGTAATCGGTTCTCCAAAGCCAAATCTATATCGGCAGTTTGATCGCCATGTAATTCCATAGTCAAAGAGTGTTGAGCAATATTACCCAACACCTTATCATACTTAATTGCACTACCTGTAATATCAAATTTGATAATATCATCAGCAGTGAAATTGATAGTTCCACCAGAATTGATTAAATCAACTTTTCCTATTGAGTAAGGTGCATTACCTTTAATTGCAGTTTTAAATCCACTTGTCGCAGTTAGCATAATACCACCTTAATACTCAATCAAGTTGATAGCAAAATCATCATAGAGAACATCTGTGTTTGCTTCGTTCTTGATCCAAATAGGACTAATCTCAATATCGCCATGATAACAAGTAGCGTTAATCAATGAACTATCATAAAAGTTCTCATATTGAACAGTAAAACTTTCAGAGTTTAATTGTGTCAATAATGCTTGTAATGCAGTTTTGGTCATACCTTGTGGAAACACCAAAAAGAATTTGTGTTTTTTAGTAGGAAGTGGATTGCGTTTTAACAACCCACTTGCAGACCTATAACTATCCAAATCAAGTGTATATTCAACCATCTTCAAACTTTTAGGCATAGGACACGCAGTTCCATTTATAGTCCTAATAAAACCTACTTGTGCCATTGTTCTCCTTACCCAACCAAAACAGTATTACCTGTTGTTTTAGTTGTTCTGTTAATTGTATTGATAATTGCTTGTCCTGTCATAACATCATCTAAATACATATTGATAACTGTGCTTCCACCATTGCCTATTACGCTTGATACTGCAATCGCTACACCTTGACTTACCGCTTCAACGATCTGTGAGTTATTTGCTACTGCTGTTCTACCACCTATGCTACCGACCATTTCTGCACCTGCTTCTCTTGCTATGAACATTTGTCCGCTTTCAGGGAAACCACCATTAGCGTAAGTGAAATCATATCTATCATCAGGAATTACATAATTATTTTGTGATTCACTATTACTTGAATTAGGTATAGTATCTTCTGTTGGAACTTGATTTTTAAATTCTTTACCAGCATCAAGAAATCCACTACCCATTATTCCAATACCTGCCATAGCAGTTCCGAGTGCAGCAAAACCAATTCCCAATGGAATAGCAGCAGTTCCACCTGATGTGGCAATCCATACAGCAGCGATGGCAAGTGCCAACATACCTAACCCTGTGATAAGTTTATCGGTAGGAGTTAAAGCGTTCCACCAATTTTTGAAATTGTCATAATTGCTAACTAACCAAACACCTGCTATAACAATGGCTGCTAATGGATTAGCAACTAACCACATAGAAGCACCAATAGCTACCCCAACTCCTGCCAAATCAAATAGTGCCTTCGCCCATTTGGGATTATCATTTAACCATTTAGCAACATCATCAACAAATAGTTTAGCACCATCAAAGAATTTCTTTAATTCTGTCCATACAAAACTACCTACTGTTAAAACTAAATCAGCAAATGTATCGTCTAACGCAATTATCATGCCATGATTATCTTCAAATAAACCTAACCAACCCATAATAGTATCTTTAACTTCATTTGCTCTCATATTAACTTTATCCATGCCATTATTATAACTTTCAATATATTTTACTAAATCATCATAATAACTGCCTTTACCTAATAGACCATCACTTGCACTTGAAGAAGATAACATATTTAATTCATCAAAACCTAATAGAGATTTCTTTAATTTTTGAGCAGTTGTATCTGCATCGCCTAATGCTTCATCTAATAGTTCTGTATCAGTAGTAGGAGTTTTCATAAAGTTAAAATCTTCAATATTAAAACCTGCTAATGTAGAAATTGTCTTAAATATATCTCTTAATATAAATGCCATAGCATTAAGATAAGGTAATAATTTGCCAACTACACCATAGAATATAGTGCCTAACCACATTGTTGCTTCTTCAACTTGTGCTTTGAATATTCTCCATTGGTTGGCATTTGTTTCAATAGTTCTCGCCATATCTCCCTGTGCGTTAGTTGATTGTCGCATAATAGCAATATATCTTAATAATACCTTTTCGGCTTGTGTTAATTGAGCAACTTGTGCATTGATACCTAAACGATCTAAATCTGTTTGTAGAGTTTGCATAGTAACATCTATACCTAATTCACGCAATGGCTTGGTTTGACCGACAATCCCTGACATGAGCTTGGAACTTGCTAAACTTTGTGTAATGTTAAATAATGACGATAAGTCATAAGTAAGTTTAGTTAAATTAGTAGATAATAAGCCACTTTCTTCTCTTGCTATGCCAAGTGAACTCGCAAGGTTTTCAAATCTACCTTGAACTCTATATGTTTCACTTATGTTAGTTCTAAATGCTTTATTCAACTTCTCTTGAAATATAATATTTTGAGTAGTATTACTTCCACTTGCAACAGTAAATAGATTGTAATTTTCTACTAAATTATTGGCAGCAACCGAACTATCTTTAAATAGTCTTGTAATAGTTTGTAATGATTGTTGTAGCGATCCAAAGCCAAAATTAGTAGCAATCATTCTACCTACATTACTAATGCTACCTGCCATCTTTTGTAGGGCATAGGTAGACTTTTCGGTTTGTTTCTGTGTCTTATTTAAGTCAGCATTTAACTTAACAAGACCTTTAACCATTCCATCAAGTTTTGATGTTATTTCAATCCCTATTGGTGCTACATTATAAGTTCCATCTGCCATAGGTAAACCCCACTTTCTATTTACTATTCTTCAATATATTTTTGCCCTTATTGAGCATAACTTTCACATCAGTTTCTAATCTCTTTTGTCTTTCAAGTCTAATATCTTCCTTGCTCTTTTTTGCCATTTCCTTGAAGTCAAAAGGTTTCTCTAAATAACTTATAGGTTGTGCATTTTCTTTACGATTAAAATTATAGTAAACAACTTCAAATGCTTTACAATTATACAATCCTTGTAGCCACGCTTTGTAGTTCGTAATTTCAAATTCCATCTCTTGCTTTTGTGTAAACGCACTTCGGTAAGCCCAAAATAACTCTGGTTCTTTATGCCAATATTCATCATATGACATACCATAATTAAGTGCGTAAGCAAATTGGTGGTCAAGATACTCCGATACAGAAGTTATCTGTTCTTGTTCTCCTTGACCACCAATCTCTAACTCTATTCGATTATTCTCGGTTTCTTCTTGTTTTCCGTATCTACTTGCGTGGCTTGTGAAAAAGTTTTGTATTGCTCTGATAAGAACTCAATTACTTCATCAATCATTCCACCTTCATCTAAGGTGTAATTTTGGTTGATTTTTGTGAAACGCACCAGCCCAAAATAACGCTGCTTGTGTATTAGGATTAGAATGAAGTTTATCAAACGAGAACCCTAACCCATCAAGATAACGCAATTCCTTGCGATCAAATTCCAAGAGATAATCTTTTCCACTAATTTCTACTGCCATTTTTGCCATAATTATTTTCTCCTTTCAAGATAATTCAAGTATTAAGAACCTGTGTCTTTCAACGCTGTAACTTCTACAATCGTCTTATCGTCAATATCTTCTGGGACAATAACAAATGTTGCCTTTACAATAGAACCTAATGCAACATCGTTTTTATAGGTTGTTGGAACTCCTTTAATATAAGTTCCTGATCCGTCACTCAAAACAACCAAGAAATAACTTGAAGTTCCACATACTGCCGAAACAGTAGTGAAAGTAGCATCATCATAATTATATTCGAATGTTTGATCTGGGCTGTCAATTCTTCCACTCACATAAGTCTTGCGTGTGTCTGACATAACAGTTTTCTCAAACTTTTCTGGTGTCGAACCAGAAGCTGGAACTGATGTAATGTCAAGGAATTTAGTATAACTTGCCGCACTACCTGTGCTTGACTTCCATAGTTCAATGCCAATATCGCTAATTGCCATATTATTTTACCAAACCTTTCTCTATCTACTCTCGGTAGATAATTTCTGTATCTTCATCTACTAAACAACTAAATCTCATCACAATTCTATATACATTTTCAATAAGATTAGGTTGTCTATCAAACACATCTAAACTCATGCCATAATGATCGAACAACACTTCTTTGACAACATTTGCTAATTGTTTAGCAATAGTTTCTTTCTTGTTAGCACCACTCTTGATTGTAAATATATTTACTTCAATCGGTAGCGTAAACCTTTTGTTAGTCTTTCCCAAAGTTTCTGTCGCAAATACATAGTCCATTTGTGTCATAACAATCAATGGAAACACATTAGGTTCAACTGATGGAATAGTGTCAAGTAAAGTCGCACCATAAGGGTTTATTTCTTCATCTGAAAGTTGTGTTTTTAAGTAATCAAACATTTCTTCATAAACTTTTTCAATGTTCATTTTATCTCCTTACAGTTATTTTATAATAGCGTTAATCGTATTTATCATATGATCCCTTAAATTCTGTTTTATATACAAGTAAGTGCGATAATAAGTTGGGGTGCTTGGTTCGCCTTGTGTAGCAACATTTTTATGCCACCAATACTGTTCGCCATTATCCATCTTCATCTTCCACTCACTTGGTAAATCATATCCCAACCAACCTACATCGCCAAACACTTCTTGCTCTGGTTGTATAGGACTATTAGCACCTATTAAACCATAACCATATTCAGCGTAAGTTGATTGAACATCTGTGTTCACAAGTCTTATCTTACTTGTCCATTTTGAAGAACCTTTGAAATCAAATTTGTTGTTGTTTAGAACAGCATTTCTGTTTTCTTCATTGTTATTCAAACTTCCGTAAAATCTAACTCTTTCTAACATCATAGGTTCTAATGTGCGTATGGCTGTTTTGTTGGCACGAATTATGTTATCGTTCAATCGTTTGAGATCAGCGATTAGTAATGGTATGCCACCATTGAACAAATCATAACTATCACGCATATTACTTACCTTTAATGCTTTCAAAATAAACAATAGTTGAAACATTTTGAACCATAACTCTTTTTACAATGTAATTAGAATTATTGCCAACAATCGTTTCTCCTGTTGGAGTAGCACCTTCTAAATAAGCAACATCAAATTCATTTATATCGTATGTAGTGCCAATCAATAATGCTCTAAACATTTTTTTAGCATTAGCACCAAATAATTCAATTCTCGCATCATCTGATAAAGGTTGAATATTCATCAAATACGCAATCGGTGTAGCAAATACTTTAATCTGTTCTCCGTCCGTAATAGTAGTGGAACTGAACTTGGCTATATAAACTGACTTCTTCCAACTCTCAATAGGTGTAATTGCCATAACGCAAATACCTAATATAACGCTTTCGCTTTTGGTGTAAGTTCGTTCATTAAGCCAAGACTAATTCCATTTTCAATATCTCGATATGAGATAGATAAACCATTTTCACTGTATGAAGAAACAATCTCGCTACCTAATGATTGATACATTTGTTGAACTGCTTGAACGAGCCAATAATTGTATTTAGCAGGTAAGACAAGTGAATCAAAATCATCTTCAAAAGGATTGATAGCTCTCAATGCTTTGTCTGTCGCAATCTTGATAAGCAAGTTTAACAAACTGTCTTTACTCGTGTCTGTAATGCCTAACAATAATTTAATTTGACTTAATATCATCTTCGCTACCACCTTTCGCTAACTTTCTTAACTTCTTTCTCTCATTCGCTTCGTGCCAAAATTCTTTGCTTCGTTCATCTACTCTTTTCCAACCTGCATCTCTATAACGCTTTAAATCAATAGGTGGAATGGAAATTACCACTCCACCTTTTTTGACCTTCATTTAATTAAATTAAGAACCAGCAGAATAGGTGTCGCCAGAGTAGAAAATCAAATCTTCGGCTAATGCCTTTGTGCCATAAGAATAGAATAAACTCATAGCGAAGTCATTAGACAAATCAATCTTTTCTAATTGGTAAGCATCGGCAAACAATATAGGTTGTCCAATCGAACCGAAACGCATAGCGATGGCATCAACAACTTGCCCCACACCTTTTGGCAAATGCAACGATACATAAATAGGAACTCCATGATATAGACCAACTGCACCTTTACCATAAGCATTGTCGGTAGTAGGCATTTCATCAATAGCCAAACGCAAAGCAGAATGAACAGCAGGAGTAACAACAACTGCAACTTCATTTCTTTCAACTCCATCAACAAATGCGTTAGAAACGGATTCAACTGCAACGATCATTTCTTCAATCTTGCCGTCCCAAGTGGTAGCAGTGTGAGTAACTTCTGTGCCTGTTGCATATGCTTCTGCGAAGAACGCAGTATCCAATTCACGCTTTAAGGTCATTGGGTGGTTGATTGCTCTTTGAGCAGCGATGTCTTTTACAGGGTGTGCAACGATATCTTTCTTTGTAATTTCTTCTACAATTTCACGATCTTGGTCTAATGAAATAAGAATAGGTTTTGCATTGATCGTTTGACCAG